AGTGGTTATTGAAAGGGGATGATGAAAAAGCTTTACCTATTATGTCTACTATTACTTCTCAAGGAGCTAATGGTGCAACTATTCTTTTAGTATTAGGTGAAAAATATTTTGCTAAAACTGACAAGCTTGTTTTAGATGATGGTGAAACAGCATTACGTGTAATGGAAGAGCCTTATGCTCAAGGTATGAATTGGGTGTACCCATGTAGAACTATGGTGTTCTCTTCTTCAGCTGTTGCAGATTCATTATTAACTGCAGGTTCTAGAGTTAGTAAAGAATACTCTCCTCAAGAAAGAACGTTGAACAGAACTTATGGTGAAACTAGCTATACGTCTCCGTTTAAAATGCGTAACTCTATGTCTTTCTTATCTAAGACTTATACTGTGCCTGGTAACATGCACCAACGTCCATTAGTTATTGAAATGCTAGATCCTAAGTCTAACAAGACTTCTAAGATTTGGACTCAATATGCTGAATGGGAGTTTATTTGTCAATGGGCTAAAGAAAAAGAGCGTATGCTTTGGTTCTCTAAATCTAACAAACAAGCTAACGGAACTTACAACATGATGGGTGATTCTGGTACTCCAATTATTGAAGGTGCTGGTATCCGTGAGCAAATCTCACCATCTTACAAGTTTAACTACAATGAGTTTACAATCGACTTCTTAGAAGATGTATTGTTAAACTTATCTATTAACATTCTTCCAGAAGATCAACGTCACTTCGTTGCATTTACAGGAGAGCGTGGAATGGTTCAATTTCACAGAGCACTAGAAAACCATGCAGCTCGTTTCCAACCATTGGATTCTAAGCGTGTAGGTGGAAATGGTCAAAACTTATCATTCCAAGGACAGTACAGAGAGTACATGGGGCCACAAGGTATCCGATTTACTTTAGTACACTTACCATTGTATGATAACGAAGTTCGTAACCGTATTGCACACCCTAAAGGTGGACATACTGAATCTTACCGATACACTATCCTTAACATGGGTACTTCAGGTGGAGAAAAGAACATCAAGAGAGTTTATCCTAAAGGACGTAAAGAGTTAATGTGGCACGTAGCTGGTTCTACTTCTCCACTAGGCCCTAACACGTCGTTCTCAAAAGGATCTGCGTCTGCAGTAGATGGATACCAATTGTTTGCACAAGCACAACAAGGTGTTCTTATTGCAAACCCAATGTCTTGTTGTGAATTAATTTACAACTCTACAATTTAATAATTAACTAATTTAAAAACACAAGTGATGGCGAAAGCAAAGAAGACTAAAGTTGAAGAAGTTTCTACTTCTAATGCAGCAGTAATGAAGAGTGAAGGTGTTTATAATACAGTTCAAGATAATAAAGTTACGTTAAAACCTATAAAGAAGCACGGATGGCTACCTGAAGATCATGATGGTAGCATCCGTTATTCTAGGTGTTTTGAGAGATTGACAGTTCAATCTCAGCGTGGCACTGGAATTCTGAACACGGGGCTTACTGAAGAAGACGAACGTCGTCTTGAGAATAAGATGAATATGAACTCTGGAACACTATCTAGATACAACACAGACTATTGGAATAAATTTTATATAGACGTGCCTAGTGATGGTAAAGAGTTAGATACTAAAAACCCGAAAGAAGAATTAATTTACTTAGTCCTTAAAGCGCATCAGCGCGTTGCAAATTCAGAGTTAGAGCGCTTTGACTCTCCATTCGCAGAATATATAATGACTTCTGTTGAGCAAGAGGCTAAAGTAGAAAATAAAAAGTCTAAACTTAAACGTAAGGCTTACAAACGATTTAGTAACATGTCTACAACAGAGATGGCTAATGTCCTTAAAGTTATGGGTAAACGAGCAGGAGCAGATGCTTCTGTAGATTTTATTGAAGCACAGCTAGATAAAATTGTCACCGATAATCCTAGAGGATTTTTAGAAACTGTTGATGACCCTACATTTGAAATGAGAGCATTTATTGATGACTGCTTAAAAGAAAGAGTGTTAGTTAAAAATGGAACTAAATACACCTTACCAGGTGGAGATGTTGTAGGTTTTAATTTAGAGCAGACTATAGAATACTTACAAAATCCTGATAATCAGGAAGTGTATATTGATTTAAAAGGTAAACTTTCTATAAGCAAGTAATATGAATATAGCTTCGATGCATACAGAATTTAGATTATTAATGGATAAGGCAGATGGGGGATCGTCCCCATCTTTCCTATCTACAGAAATAGATATATTTTTAAATGCTGCTATCGAGAAGTTTGTATCTAAACGCGCATTTGGTAATAACGCAAGACGAACTAGTCTTGAGGAAGATCAAAAACGTAGAGACGATTTAAGAAATTTAATATCAAATCACGTTGTAACAACTTTCACTTCTAATACTAGTAATAAAAAAAATGGAGTTTTTGTAAAATTGCCTACAGATTACAGGCATGCTATACATGAAGAATGTACTCTTAAAAGTAATACTAAAGAAACGGTGTCAGTTAAACCTATTACACATGATAGATATAATAAAATAATTAAAGACCCTTTTAATTCGCCAGACAATAAAACTGTGTTAAGATTAGATTTTGAAAAAAATGTTTTTGAAATTATTTCTAAAGATACTTTAGTTGCTTATTATTTAAGATACCTAAAAAATCCTTCTACAGTTTCATTAACTGACGCTGTTAGCTGTGATTTAGCTACACATACGCACAGAGAAATTGTAAGGATGGCTGTAGTAGAGGCTTTGGAAAATATTTCAGATCCTAGATACCAGTCAAGTAAAATAGAACTTAACGAAATAGAATAAATAAAATGGCAAGACAAGCAAAAATAACAAATGCCAATGTAGGGCCTGCTAAAAATAGAGGTGGCTCAGTTGGTAATACCCCTGTACGGGCGCAAGACTTTAATGCTCTTGTTGGAGATTACGTAAGTAATAGCTCTGTAAATACTGGTAGATATATGATTCATTGTCAATTTGTAGATAATGCTGCGGCATTTGTACGGAATGCTGACTCAATTGTATCTTGGACACAACCTGCTAATACTTTTATTAAAAATATAACTTTATTAGTTACTGCAGCTCCTGTAACGGCAGCTAGTGCTAATTTAGGTTACGAAGTAGGAACATCAAGTTCAGGAGCACAAATTGTAGCGCTTCAAGCAGATGAACTTATTGATGAAGGTACTGATGGTACAGATTTAGCAGTAGGAGCTTTAAAAGAAGTTGCAATGGTTAGAGCAACAACTGATGCCGTAACTTTAGCGGCAGACGCTTCTTACACAGAAGCAGCGCGTACTTTGTACTTTAACACTGTTGCTAGTGATCACGCAGTAACTACTGCAGGGGCAGTAAGATGGTTAATTGAATATATTCAATTTGCTTAATAATTAATTTTTAAAATAGAAAAAAATGTTTAAAACAGATAATTCATTACACGTATTTGTATCGAATGTAGATTCAGACATGAGCGAAACTATCGCAACTACTAGTGATAATCAAATACTTATACTAAAAAAAGATGGTACAGCAGCTTCTGCTGGTTCAGCAGTAATTGCTGAAGATGAAGAAGTTTATGTAGCTATGAAAGATGCAGCAGGTAATGTTCGCATGTCTCCAACTTTTAAATTTAAAAAAGCTAATGTAAAAGGTCTTTCTTTTGCAGGGAGAACAGAGCAAACAGATACTCTTACAGGTATATCTGATGTTGTAAATACTCGTTACACTTTAAGATTAAATTTCAAACACAATGTAGAGTTGTTTTCTGAGCAATCAGATTTACACTTTTTTGAGTATGTAACTGGAGATTCAGTTTCAGCTGGAGAAGTTGTAGATAAATTTGTAGCTAAAATTAACGCACAAGGTGGATGTAAAGATAAAGTTACTGCTNCAAAAGTTGATAACACTTCTTTTACAATTGTAGGTAAAGNTCAAGATTGGAGTTTAGGTTTACATAAATACACTATGGTGTTATTTGATACTACTTTAGATGGTTTTGGAGCTGCAGCAGTTGCAACTACTGGAGCAGTTCATGGTTCTGGAGCAGGTGAAGAGGTTGCAGAATTAGAATGGTTTGGCGTAGGTTCAGCAGGAGCCCCTTACCGTCAAGGTATTCCTAGTAACAATCATTTAGTTGCTTTAAATGCTGTACAAGCTAGTAACTATGATATAGCTGTTATTGATACTCCATTAGCAGATCCTGCTTACGCAGTTTCATACGCAGGAGCAGGTAGATGCCAAATTGTTTTAGCAATGGCAACAGGTGCTACAGGAGCAGAGCTAGATGAAGCATTAGGATTTACTGATGATAGCTTAGACGTATTCTCTTAATACTTAATTTTTATATAATCAAAGGGCAGGCAGCTAATCTGTCTGCCCTTTTTTAATACCTATACATGGCCTTAGATTTAAAATTAGATATACAGACTACAAAAGATTGTAGAACTCTTGTTATAGAGGATATAACAAGAAATTATTCAGAGGACAACTTAGGAGGTTGGGGTGGAGCAAACATCGAACCTTTTAAAGTTAGATTAAAAATAGATGTAATAGTTAGATATTATGCTATGGCTACTGTAGGAAGTTCTCAGGAAGAGCAAATGGAAGTTTTTGAAGGTATATTTAATTTAGATATATACGAAAACTTTATAGAAACTCCTTCAGAAGATAGTTATAAAAACTTTAAACTTGCTTTACCTTTTGCTTCTATTGTAGAAGCAATAGACGATATGGAATTTATAGAGTACGAAGATATTAGAGATGGTATCTATCAAATAATAATTAGAGTTTCTAATAAAAATAATTTATCAGAAGAATATAGTTTACAAGAGTTTCAATTTAAAAACATTTGCGGGCTATCTAAATTAGTATCTAAGACTTTGACATCTGTTAATTTGGCTTGCGAAGATTGTGATGATACAGATTTAGAAAAAGCTTTATTAGCAAAAAGTTTATTAGAAAGTTTAGATAGTATATGAAACTAAGACTAGGATACATTTCTACTTTTATAGATGAGCTACATGATTCTTTGCAGTTTCAAAAAACTGCGGAGGCTGCTACTGGAAATATAGGTACTTTAAAATTGTACGAACAAGAGGTATCTGCTGGTTCTATTGATACTAGTCAAATATTTGTACCTGTAATATTTGCTTTTTTAGAAGATCCTGAAATTACTATAAATAAAGAAGAAGCTTTTAAGTATGTAACAGGAGTTGTAAATAAATTAAATGCTCATTTAGCGGCAGCAAATATTATTTTAAAATTATCTAGAAAAGCTACAGTAGAAGGAGATGATTTTTTAGAATACCCAGGGGTAACTACTGTAGATGCCACTAATATAGCTACAGTTAAAAGTTATTACGGACAATTTCCTGATGGAGGTTTTGGAATAATAGAAAAAACATTTAGATATTTTGAAGACGGAATTGCTGCAGCAGACGTAAACATAAATGATAATCCAGTTTGCGGAGTAAATAAAGACAGAATAGATGAAATTATAGAAGCTAGTATTGATGTAAATAACGTATTAACTATATGTATTGCTAATAGAATTAACACAAGCGTTGTAAATGGAGAGTTATCTAAATACGCATATCAATCTGCTATTCATCCTGCGTTAGCTTCTGGAGCAGGTAGTAAAACTTTTTACGCTACATGGTCGTATGCCTCAATAAGAGAAAACGATTTAATAGAAATTATAGGGAAATCGGCAGATTATTTAATTGGTAAAACAGAAGTGTCTATGCCTAATCTAGAGCATGATCCTTATGCATACCATGCAGTTTCAATGGAAAATAATAGTACTCCTGCTTTATTGCATTTACACAATATAGGCAATTTATTTGGGCTTTTACCTAGCGCAATTGGAGAATATTCATTTAGCGCTATATCTACTTATATTGCGGATTGCGACAGCACTGGCTGCATACTTACTGAGGGAAATGGAAATTGTGTAGACGATTTACTTCCTTATGTTCCTTTTAGAGATTTTGACCCTTACCCTGAAAAAAATGTTTTTGAAAAATTTATAGACGAAACTAATAAAGATATTTTATATACTGCAGACACTCATACTTGTGATTTAAGTAATATTACAACACCAGACAATATGTATATTATAAACAATTTAAATGCTATGCATTTTAATTGCCACAATATAGCATCTCCTTCTCTAGGATTTTTTACAAACTCTCAAATATCAAAAATGAGAGCAGGGTTTTTAACAGAAAATACTGTTTTAAATAATATAAAAAACTCATATCTATCTTTACTTAATATAGATGATTATTTAGAAGAGTATTGCGAAAATATTGAAGAAGTTGGTAGTAGGTCTTTAAAAAAAGTTCTTAAAAAAATTAGTTTTAAAGTTTTAGATTTAAAAGAATCGTCTTTAGATTTTATGTCTATTGAAGATAAAATAAAGATTTTGTGTAACACTATACTAAATAAATAATGAAGGATACTTTTAAAAATTTAAATAAAAAAAATTCTGATAATCCTGAAGAATTGTGTATACATGATCATGTAGAAAATAGTAATATAGAAATAAATGATATTGAAAAAAGTAAAATACACTCTTCAAGACTTTTAGTAGAAAAAAAATATCTAGATTTAAAAACTGTAAAAAATACTAGGTCTAGTACACCTCCTTATATAGACCCTACTCCTGAAGAAATAATATATTTACCTGTAGTTTTTCATCAATTTAGAAGCGCAGACGCTACCGACAAATCTCATATATACCCACATCTTGCTCATTACATTATAGATTCAGAAACTTATACAGATGCATTTTATATTGAAGTTGTAGAATATTTAAATTCTTTTTTAGCGGGAACGCATGCAGACCCAAGTAAAGGGACTCTTGGAAATTTAAAAGATAATGTTGATCATGGAGTAGTTAGTAAATTAAGATTTGTTATAGCTCCTAAAATTCCTCAAAGCTATTTTTTAAATTTTTTAAATGCAGGCTCACGCAATGATCTTCCAGTATATATTTCTAATATTGATGCTTCTTATGAATTTCAACAATTTTCTGTGGAAGATGAAAGTACATTATCCACTCTTTATGAAGACATTTCTTTTTCTGATTTTTCAAGCATAAAAAATATTGTTGCTTTTCAATACACTAATATTACACTTGAAAAAAATCTTTATGAAGCTAATTTAGATTTAGAAAATGCTCAAAATCTTTTAACTTCTATTTATGACTCTTATATAGAAGAAGGGGAAAGTCATAATAATAGTTTAAGTTTAGCAACTAACGAATCTAATTTAAAGTATTTTGAATATCTTGTAAAAAATGGAGGCTTTATAGATTGCGGACCTAATGGAGCTATATTTACATACAACACTGATAAATATGATCCTTGCCGTTTAAATCTTTTAAATACATCATCTACTTCTAGTAGTGCTACTTGTGAAGACCTTACTTGTGTAAATAATTTAGATGACTATGATAACTGCCTGAAATCTAAAGATACTTCTATTTTAGCAGTAGCTAGAATTAGAGATTATAGTGGAATTGGGGACGGGGAAGCGGAGGAACTAGGCAGATGGGGTAATACTTTACCAACAGCTAATGTCTACACAACTATGGACAAGTCTTCAATAAGTTCTTTTTTTAGCGGGTATGGGCCGTCTCCAGGCATGGATGTAAATGGGAGTGTTTTTATGAATAAATCTATTGCTACTTATTACAGCTTTAGTGACACTACATTTAGCCCTTATGGCTTTGCTCAAATACTTCTTCACGAGTTTGGGCATTCTTTTGGATTGCCTCACACATTTCAAGGGGGATCTATAAGCGAGTTACATAATAAAGTATTCCCAAAATTTAATTTTAAAAATATATCATCAGGAAGTGGGAGTTCAGAGACTTCAGAAGAAACGTTAGACTTAGCAGTTATAAATTTTAATTTGCCTAGTCTTAGCTACCAAGTATATAACATGTCAAAAAGCGCCACTAATATTTTTACAACAAACGTAGTTAAAGAAACTATATATTTTTCAGATATTATACACAATGATCTTTGTTTTTCTGATTACGGGCTTAGTCAAGCCCCAAATAGTGGAGTAGTTAGTAGAGGATCTTCTAGCTTTCAAGGGTATCTAGATATAAATACAGTTTTTTTACCTGTACAAAAACTAGAAAACATGGAAGGGGATAACATGCATATACCAATTTATTTAACTTCTTACGGTATGCAGGTATTATCTCCTGATAACACAAGTAAAGTATTTTCAGAAACTTTGCTAGGTAGTGTAGAAAACAGTGTAATAAGCGGAGAAACAGATTTTATTTTAGCTGAACCAGGAGATACACTTGTTTATAAAATGCATGTAGCTTCACATTATGACGATAGTAGGTTATCGAATTATTTCCCACTCGCATTTTCTATAAGAACTTGTAATTTTATTCCCCCTCTTTGGGCAGATAAGAGAGCAGAAGTAATTATGCCTATTCAAACTGGTGACACTTTTTCAATAAAAAGAAACAGTGTTGACGGATCTTTTAATTTAAACTTTAAAGCTTATATTGTTCAATTTTGGGATAGCAATCGTTTAGAAGGAGAAAATTTTAATGACGTTGATTACAACAACCAAACAGTATTAGATGTAACAGAAGAATTGAATTTAAGTAGTGTTGTTGTTGAGGGAGTAATCTTAAATGAAGATTCTACAGAAGAAATACAAACAATAAAATCGTTTGCGAGTGATGCAAATAAATTTACTGTAGCTACTTTTTGGGGAAGAGGGTTTGTTGAGCATAGAGTTCAGTACGAAGAAATTATTACAGAACCTTTTGACGCAATAAGAATTAGATCTATAGGAGAAACTGAAGTCTATTTTATGGAGTTTACTTGCCTAGCTGTTCCAGAAGATTCTAGCAGAACACTTACAGATAATCGTATATTACTAGATGATAGATCAAATTCTTATTTATCTCAAGACGAAAAAACATTTATAGATCTTTTTTATTCTCAAGTATATAATAATACACACAATAAAAAATTAAAATTTAGCACAGACCAAAATGGGAACAAAATAACTGATTCATACGAAGAAGACTTTTCAAATTCAGAAATAACTGAGCAGACGCGCAGAAGAGATTCTTTATTTCAGCTTCCATTTTTCTATGACGGTAGTATCGATAATTCTAAAACTAATGGTCTTGAAAACTTTCCACTTGTTTTTAATAAAATATTAAATCTTTATAAAAATATTAATGCCACTGATTTTGAATTAAAAGGAGGAATTTCAACAACATTAATAGATGAAACTAGAAGTGCAACCACTTCTTATATAAATGAAGATAATAATTGGGTGTTGTCTAGTTCTACTTCTCAATATTTATTTCATCAATCTCAAGCTAATAAATACATATCAATTTTAGGAACTGGTACTCAAGCAGATTATGAAAAAATATCTGTAGATATAAACACTTATAATTTAGATTATACTCCAACACCTAATACTACTAAATTAATTTTAGAATTAGAAAATCCTGCAAGACCTATAGCAATAAAAGAGTATTTTACAGACGCTGCAGGAAACCCTCTTGGTACTAAAATTTCAGATACATTTTTTTGGGGAGCATATACAGATGCAGATTCTTTAGGGTTTTTAAATGGTACACCAAATCCATTTTCACTATTATCTAATTCAAATAACACCAATTATGTTGGAACTGAGTTAGGTCCTAACGTGACACTAGAGTTTGATATTACAGACGTAACTTCTTCAATAGAAATAATTGTTGCAGACATGCCAGCTACTCATACGTTTTTAACTACTAAAATATTAAGTGCAAGTATAGTTCGTAACAGTAGGCCAATAAATACTTTAACAAGAATGCCTTTTTGTGAATTAGATGCTGACGGTAATCCTACAGATGTATTTGATGAGTTTTGGGATTTTAATTTAAATTGGTTAAATGAAGATTACCCTGCTTACCCAGATAATTGGCCAACAGATAAAGCTTATGATGAGTTTGATGATAACGGAAACTCTTTGTGCCCTTGTTTGTACGCAGCTCAAAGGTACCAACATAATAATAGTTCTATAATAACTGATGGCTCAATAGGAAGTCTTACATCTGCATTAAGGACTATTAGTACAAACTCAGAGGGCGAGGCTGTAAAAGGCTTTGGTAGTGTCTACACATCAGGTTTTTTAGTAGGAGAAGTAGGTTTATACGAAAATCACTACTACACTTTTAGTAAGGGAAACTTTTACTTTGCAAACGGCCATTGCCCTTTATTTGGGTTTTATGGATTTTCTCCACTTCAAGGTATGCCTTCTAGTTACGATTTAGATATAGGAAATTTAAATGATATAGATTTTTACACAAAAGACGATTTACTTTCTGATACTCCTAGGATACAAAAAAAAGGATCTTTTGGTTTTTCAGAAATATCTTTTAGATATTACATAGGGTCTTCAGATCCTCAAAGCCTTAATTATAATCCTTACAAAGTACCTGAAAATACTAACGTAGGAGTTTTTCCTTTATTTTCTTTAGACGTAGTAGATAAAGACGAAGAAAGCAATGTTAACCCTATAATGAATCTACCTACTTCTACAGGAGTGTATAATTCAAATATGATGAGGCATTGCATGAACTACAATGTTAGTGTACAAAATGTATCTGAAGGGGAAATTCAATATAATGAAACTGCAACTATGAGTGCTTTAAGAACTGCTTATAGTGTAGAAGGGGTATTTAGGATAGAGGCAATTGTGGAATCTCGTAGAGGTAAGTGGGGAAAAATTGTTGATTATGGTAAATTTTTAGGGTTAGGAGAAAATACAGTTTATTCTGAAACAAATGACGCTCAAAACACTTTAATACAAGTAGAAAATTATATAGAAACTGGAGAACTTATTACAGGCTGTACAGATCCTCAAGCAGCAAATTACAACCCAGCAGCTCAGATAGATAATAACTCTTGTATGTACCCTGAAGACGAAGATTGTATTCTTCCTGAAGCAAGAATAATTGTATGTGACATTAATGATTCTTTGCTTGTTTGTAATTATGTTTCTGAAGAGATACTTAACTTTTTTGTTGGTGACCTAGCTGTAACTCCAGTAGTGTATACAGATGAGTACCCTGAACCCCCTGAAGGTTGTACAGGAGGAGGAGTTCGATATATGAAAGCCTCTGCTTTAACTTCTGCTGGGAATCCAGGTGGTGCTGCCATAGCTTGTATAGAAGGGAATGCTGTAAATGAAAATTGTGTAGCGGGAGCTAACGCTTCTCCAGAAGATGTTGAAGCTGCTGTTTTAAGTTCTGATTATACATTAGTGTGTAATGACACAACTACTAGATTAACAGAAAACAATTACACTTACGGTGATCGGTATTTTAATAAAGATGGAAAGTCTTACCAAGGGTTATACTGCACTAGAGGGCAAGATTTTGTCTATTCAGGCAGTTTAAAAGAGAGAGGAGAAAGGTTGTACAAACAAATAGATACAACTAAAACTTACAAAGATAGTAATTCTCTTAAAGATGTTGCAAAAAATTTCGACAGAATAAGAAAAAATATTCAAAATATTTGTAAGTTTGTAAAATTATAATATAACTATGGAAATTAATCATTTATCTATTTATAAGAAGTATGTGCAAGCTAGAGTAGCTTTTAATTCTTATACAAATAATTTTATAACTAACTTAGAGTCAGGGGCTAAATCTAAAAAAAAGATAGCTATGTATAATGTTATAGCGTCTTGGTTAGATTTTATAGGCACCGAAGTTCCTGAAGATGTAACGTCAAAAGCAGAAGCTCCTAAGAAAGTGGCTTTTAAATTGACAGCTCCTCAAATAGAGATACCTAGCTTACTTAGCCCTCCAATATTTATTTTTATAGAAAACTCTAAAGGTATTAGAAAAAAAATTGGAGTTAC